CGCTTTATTATACGGTAACTACAATTTGCTTTGCTACTAATTCTTTTGATATTGCCGTAACCTTGTCACTAATGCTTTTTAATATTTCATTTGTTGGTGTTGTGATAATATTAGGAGTACCGCCTTTAGGGCCATCACCACTAACCCAACCGTTACGTCTTAATCCCTCATCAATAGATTCAGCAGTTCTATTCATTCCCCTTGCTTTAATCCATGAATCTAAATCTGAAAAACTAGCAGGATTAGAAGCGTATTCTTCAGGGCTTACACCATCTTCTAAATCGTTAATGTCTTTTCTGCCGTAAACCGTTAAAGTAATAGATTGGTTACCCTCCTTTTTTACCTCATAGTTTACAGACTTATTTGTTTTACCTGTGGCTACTCTATCACCATCTATAAAACTTTGTCGGTACTTTTCAACGGCTTTTAAACCCTCAGAATTTAGTAGCTCCTCTAGCATAATTAACAGTCTACATCAATAGTACTTGTATTACAGAATAATTCGCAATTAGAGTCGCGGTCTGGTAACGAAATAGTTATCTGTCCCGCTATACCTGCACCACCGAAACCTCCTTCTCTATAAACTTTTAAAAAACCTTGATTTTGTACGCTACAATATTTATTATTCTTTAGTAAAAAAACATACTTAGACAACAAATCTCTAGCATCTGATTCTACCATTAACAAAGCCTCATTAGTTAAATCGTAGTCTCTTGAAGTTATCACCATTAAGTCTACTGTATAAGTTACATTGTCTAACGTAGAGTTAATTGGTGTTCTATTAGATTCTACCAAAGATAAATTAGCTATAAAAGCACCCTCATTATCAGAACAAAAGAGGTTTAAAGTGGTTGGTGTTTCTTTGGTATACTGAATAGATAAAGCATCAGCAGAGACTTTTAATAACTTATTTATATAATCAAATGTAGATAATGACATTATTTTTTGTTTATGATGTTTGTATATTTTCTTTCGCACTCTTGAAGATGAGCGGATACTTGTATCTGTAGGTACACTTCAATAATTTCTGAGTTAAGTATAACTTGACGCTCACTAAACACCCCTTGCGAAAGGTTATTAAGCGTAATAAGATTACCGTAATAGTCAGAAACTCTGCCATAGCCTGCGTTAATATACGCCTCATTCGGTTTTTTATTCGGCATATTCTCGTTGTGCCACTTTTCAAACTTTCCAATTTCTTCAAAAAAAAACACCCTAAAGCATAGATTTTATCCGTTGGCATTTGCTTAATTTCTTCAATCCTTTTATCAAGTATTCCTTTGTCAGTCTCTTTAAACATCAAAATAGCTATTAGATCAGGCATTAGCTCTAAGGTAGTAAAATCTGTTCCTTTACCTTTTAAAACCTCATCAACAGCCTTTAAACCTCCCCAATATTGATTGGCTGTAACTGTCTCTATTGACTTAGGTGTTATTACGTCGTAATCATCATGAATAATGTGTGTAGGCACTTCTTTTGATGGCTCTTCACTAATAAAATTTAGCTGCCCCTGTATAGATTGAAATAGTTTAGGGTCTTGTGGCTTATCCCAAAAATCAGCGCTTACCTCTGGCATGAATAAAGAGTAAATCTTTGAGGGTTTGTCAGCTTCTCCTGCTTCAATTAGTTTGTTATACGCTACATAAGTAGAAAAAGGAACATCACCCCAATTATTAGGAGCTTTAAAAGGTATTTCTTTATCTCCAAATATGTATTTCAATAATCTCATAGGGTAAAGATACAAAAAAAGAACCTCTAAATTAATAAAGGTTCTAATTGGTTATATGCTATCTAAAAACTTTTGACGTTGTTTTATTCTCTCTTTATAAACACTTTCACTTACAAAGGTTACGTCTTCTTTAGGGTTAAAACAGTAGGTAGTATCTCCCTGTATGTCGTCTATTGACAGATCAAAAGAACCATCTGCATTTTCTACTGTGACTTCCCAAACCATTTTATAACCTTTTAAAGTTGCGTATCTAGTCATTATCTTAAAGCTGCTAACCGTTCTAAGTTTCTTTGGTCCTTTGCTTCTTCTAGCTCTTCTAGCTCTTCATAAATAAGGTTGTTATACCTCTTGACTAGTCCGCCAATTCTAAACAGATCAACTACTAACCAAATACCCAAACCTCCCAAGGTAAACCAATAAGCTAATTGAATCCCCCACTTACCTAAATAAGCATAGTGAGCGCCTAGAAACCAATACATTAAAAACGCTGTACCTTTACTCTTAATCTCTTCCTGTAATTCTCTTTTAGTTTTCATAATCTTACTTTTTATTATATTCTTTTATTAAATCAAATATTTTACCTTTTATTGAGTTTGAACCACATCTATTTTTGAACTGTGACCACTCTTTTATTTCTTCTTCTGTCCTACATCTAAGCAGGTAGGTTAGTTTTTTTCCCATTAGAAAATTATTAAGTCATTCTCATGGTCATAAACTTCAAAATTCTTTACATCATAACCTACTTCTATGCTTACTGTCTCGTTGTACTCCTTGCATTGATTTATAGCTGATTCCTTTTTATCAAACCAATTATAAATCTGTGAATCTTCTATTAATCTAACGTGATATTTCATGTCTCTCTGTGTTTGTTATTCAAATATATAATCTTTTATTTGATATACAATTGATATACACAGATAAATATAAAAAAAGAGTGATTAAATTAATAACCACCCTTTAAACCCTCTTATTTATCCCTTAAACACGTTATTAGTTCCTGAGTTAGCTTTTTTCTTTCTTCTACTTGTTTATAGATAGACTCTAATAGCACTTTACTGCTCTTTTCCCTTAGTGCTTCCGCTTTTTTCAGCTCTTCATTCATGAAACTAAATGTAAAGTAACAGAATATACAAGCCAATAGGGTACTTGTGCCGCTTTTCAGTAGGCTTTCAATTATTTTATCTCTCATATACCCTTAACAAAAAACAAGCTCCCAACATCTAAAGTGATTGAATCCATCATATAACTTTTTGATGATACTTTAATACATACATTATCATTGGCTGTTAGTTTTAATACTCCAGCTGTGCAAAAAATATCATCATAGATCTGACCGATTATTTTAGCTTCAACATTATTAACATAAGTATAAAATGTAATATTTGATTTCCCTTTTATATCAGCCTTAATAAAGAACGAAAAAAACCCATCATGTAGAACTCTGACAGACCCATTAGCCATATCACTCTCTACATTTTCACTTAATCCCACATCATAAAATTCTAAACACGCTTTTTTATTGCGTGGAATGTTAATCGTTGTTGGAAAAGAAGTGTAAAATTCTCCTATTGTAACCATAATTACCTTTCTTGAACTCTAAAATAGCTACCTGTTTCCGCTGTTATATTACTGTTGCCGTTGTTGTTTCTTGCTTGTAGTTGCAGAAAATCATTTTCATCCAGAACACCACCTACAATAATAGTAAACGTAGCCACATCTCTGCCACCTTGTAAATTATTAACCTGTCTAGTTTGTGCCGTATAGTCAAGATTAATAAAAACCCCTGCGCTGTTATCCCACTTTCTAAACCTTACGGTTAAATCGTTGTTCTGTTGACTTTCTAATACTAATACCGCTGTGATTTCGTATTCTGTTGGTGTTGTTCCTAAGTGGGTTAATTTACCATCAGCACTAGCAGAAAAGTGTTGTAATCCTGTACCAAGGAAAACACCCTCTAAATCATAATAAGTAGAACCAGCAACTACTACTGTTGTCTCTTCACTTATAATAGAAGATACACCACCAACAAAAGTATTAGCTATCCCATTATTACCCTTGAAATAACTAGGTAAATCAGATTTTAAAATATTAGGTAATATATTTGCATCATCTGAGCTATATGATCCATCTCTAGTAATCTCACATCCTTTTAACTGTAACGTACTAGCGTTAGGGAAATTAGCAGGTTGAAAATCTAACAAAGGTGCTAATGTTGGTAAATCAACATTTATATCTGTTAAAAATCTGCTATTCATTTGGAACAAAATACCCTCTTTAAAAAGTGGCTCTGTCATTGTACCCGCTAAACTTCTAACTATTGAGGTAGTAATACGATAACCACCACGCCATAAACCATGTAAAGTAAGAGATGGGCTACCACCAAATCTACCCGTACCATCTTCTAATCCCTGTCTATAATCGTAAATATCTCCTAAAGACGTACAATCATTATAATTTACCCTTTGAAATTCAAAAGCGTTGAATCCTATTGCGTCATAAAGCTCATAGACTTTAGATGCTGCGCCTGTTACGCTAATCAGATAGTCAGAACCTAATACATTACCTGAGCCAATAGCGATACTCTCACTAATAAACATAGTGTAATTATCCTCGCTAGATATTAGACCGCTTATATCAAAAGAATATCCTTTTAAAGTTATGCCTGTTGGTGGTACTGTGATCTGAGTAGTTCCCAGATCAACAATTCCATCTATAAAGTATTGTTTAGTAGAATCAATTACACCCCCTAAAGTCGTTGATACATTTGCTTGATTTACTACTATTGCATTTTGTATATCAAATTTATTTGTCGTAGGTGTACCCTCATCTAAAAAAAAAATCGCTAATAAAGCGTCTCTCAATTCTGTTGCTGTGGTACTTCCTGCACCAACTCCCGTTATAGTATCAGTATCTAGATTTATTTCATAATCCTTGTATTTGTATTCGTTTGTTCTTATCTCTAGTATCTTATTATCAATATCATTTACAAGAACCAGGTCTACTACATTTTTTGCGATAGTGATAGATTGTATGTCAATCTGTATAGTCACGCTCTTACCGTTATCAGTAAAGTTATATAAAGGCATATATTCAGTTGGTTTAATTGGTTACTTAGTTACTTTTCTTTTCTTCTTTACAGTTGGTTTTTCTGTTCCCTCTAAATAAGCTATACCTCTTTTAATAAGAACCTCACCTACTTGAGTTGATACATCATACTTTTTACCCTCTGCTATGTTTTCTTTTCCTAGTCCTATAATTATCATATCAAATTAGTTAAAAAAAAAGGGAACTATTAAGCTCCCTTTCTTAGATTAAAGTTAAAATTAAGCCTTTTTAATAGCTGCAATACTTACTGCAATAACACCTTTTACAAATGCTGTTCTGTCATTAGTCTCACAAACTCCTGCGCCTCTCCATTCAGCACGAATTGTTTTAAAGTTCTTGACAAAGTTATCAGCGTTGTAACCTACTTCAATAGTCAATGACTGTTTAGTATATAAAGTAGAGTAAGGGAAATATCCAACCATGTAATCACCAACCGCAACAGCGTTAGATACTACAACAGGTGTACCATCAATAGATAAAGATTCACCACTCATCAAAACACGCTCTACATAACGTCTATCAGTAGATGATACTTTGATAGTCTTTAAGACTGTTACGTCTTCTATGTTCATCAAAATAGCATTAGGTGCAGGTTGGTTAGCTTTACCAATTTGAGATTTAGCAACAGCAATTACATCAACGATGTTAGGATTTTCAACCTCATTAGCTGAACCAGTAGCAAAAGAACCAGGAGCAAAAGCAGGTGCAGTAGTACGAACACCATTTAAGTTATTACTAACACCATCACCATCATAATACTGATCTTCAACAGCTTGCATCAACTTAGTAGTTAATTTTTTGTTGATTTTAGATTGCATTTGAGAAGGGTCATCTAACAACTCATCTGTAATAGTAATGAATGCTGTTATTTTCTTAACCTTTTCAGAATCAACTAATAAATCAAAATCAATTTGATTTTTAAGTAATCCCTCTCCTGTTGGTCCTGCTGCGCCATCTTCATTAGCTTCGTAAACCCATTCGATAAGGTTAGACCCTACTGTTGCTTTAGTTGGTAAATCTAGTATTCTAGTTTCACGCTGTGCAATATCGTTAAATCCTGGTATTCTATATGCTTGAGGAACTTGACCTGTTACGTTATCCGCAAACGTCATATCACCAGCAGCTTTAATCTCAAACTTTACGTTATTTGAAGAAGAGCTAGAATCTTTAAGCGTCTTAAATTCGTCTTTCTTAGAGTCAAGAATAGATTTTAAAGATTCAGTATTTTCAGATACACCCTCTCCTTTTTCAAGTTTTCTTAATACAATACCCTG